AAAAGAGTTTGCCTTGGACTTTTTCATCTGATCTACTGATAATATTCCGGTGTCTCTTATGAAAAATATCTTATCTTGTCCATAAGTCTTAAGTATATCGGTAAACTGTTTGAAAAAGTTGCCACCGGGAAGTATATGATCTTGATAAATATCGCTACCACCGAAGTCGAATCCCGCTAATAAAATACGGTCATAATTTTCTTCTAAAGCGTCTACTATTGCTAAATTACCAGTACTCCATCCTAAACTTTTTTTAAAGTATTCATCTACCCACTTTTTATCCACCCCTTTATTAGAGTGTATAGAATATGAAAGCTTATAGTTTCGTCGGAATTTGAACGCTTCTTCGATAACTTCTGAATGAACAGAATAGATTCTGTCTATATCATATTGAACGGCTTCTTTGTAGGCCCAGTTACAAGCCCACAGATCAAACTTCCATTTTTGGATTTCACTACGAATTTTCTTTCGGCTTATTCCATTGCCTAGAATTAAAACTTGCTTCACCTAATTATTATACCCCTCCGAAGAGGGGTATAGTCTCCTTAACCTTGAATTCGTAGTTTCTTGGGCTTTCTTTCTTCTTTTGCAGGAATCTTAACTTTAAGTATCCCGTCTTCGAAATTAGCCGAAGCTTTTTCTACATCATACTTAGAAAAAGGTATGTAATACTTAGACTTCGACTGACGCCTAGAAATTCCGTGCTGCAAAGCTTCTCGATTATCTTCCTCTTCTTTCTTTTCAGGCATAACCTCAAGATAAAGATAATCATCCTCGAAACTAATGTCAATCTCATTGAGCTTAAATCCCGCTAAGGCATATTCAAACTCAAGATCCAAAGTCTTTTCGTCAACAAAAATGTTGCACGGTGGAAACTTAGTATCATAAATACTGTTTTCCATAAAACTACTTACTCCCGAAGGAAAATCCCTCGTTAGTAGATCAAATAACTCACCAAATGGTCGATAATAAAACCGTTGTGTCATAGCGTACCTCCTATAAAGCGTGCGCTGTATAATTTTTACTCCCTCATACGAGGCGAGTTTTAAATCAAAATAATTGTTTGTTAGCTAAGTTTGACTGTCAGTCCATGCTGTGATCTGAAATGGAATTTGTCTTCATTAAGACCACCCCAAACATTAGAAATGTTTTTCAAGTTAAAGGTCAAAGTCTTCAAGTCATTCTGCCGAGTTCCTACATTCACCATAAGCATCGTATCCGAAGCCAGGGTATTGAAGATAGGTTCGTTGTTTATCACTACTCCTTCTTCAGCTTGCACATGAATTTCTGAAAAAGAAACCTCTTCTTCTAAAGACTGAAGAAGAATTCTATCCCCAGCTTCCAGAATAATATCAGTTCCTGGAATTCGAACTTCTTCTTGAATCTCGATCGATTTGCTTTCTTTTCTCACTCCACTTGCTCCTTTAATCTTTATTGTTTTCATTTTGTCTATATTTATAGTTTCAACGCAATAAAATCTCTTATTCTTCTTAGAGTAGTTCCATCTAACTCTCTAATCACTCTTTCAGAAATCATAACAGGCCATGCTAACTTCCCATCAGGCATTGTTACTTCTAATGAGATATACCCTTTCGAATCAGGGGAGGTCCATTTTAGCCCTTCTTTCAAAACCTCGATCTTATCTCCAGCTTCCAGAATAATATCTGTTCCCGGAATTCGAACTTCTTCTTTAATTTCGATCGATTTGCTTTCTTTTCTCATTCCGCTTTCTCCTTTAATTCTTTATCTATTAACATCAGTGATGTTTTGTTATCCCCGAATGATTCTATACGGGCTAATATATCTTGATACTTAGCTTCTTCTTCAACTTGCTCTTCGCTAAAGGCCAGTAGAAATTTTTCTGTATTGAAATCTTCAAGACTTCTTGAAGCACTCATCAACTGTCGAATCTGAGCTGTAATTTCTTTCTCATGAAGGAGCGCCGCTTGAATCATTTCAGTAAAGCCCGTAGGAACATCAATAGGCTCAAAAGTCTCAGTCATAAGACGAGGTGTAACTTCTAAATCTTGAATAATTCCAGCAAAGTCTTGGGCGTGGACAAATTCTTCCTGTGCAGCATGACGGAAGTATGCTGCAGCCCCAAAATACCCCTGATAGAAAGCTTGATTAGCGAGCTGCTCATATATCAATGCAGATTGAACTTCTCTATTGTATTGATCATTTAGGCTGGAAGTTATCATCGAAGTAGCTTCTTTTAAAGTTTCCATCGGTTCAATACTAATCTTATCTCCAGCTTCAAGGATGATATCAGTGCCCGGAATTCTTACATCTTCCATAATTTCGATTGCATTCTCTTTTGCTTCTTTTCTCATTAATATTTCCTCTGGTAATTCAATATGTAAGTTAGGATCATAGTCTCCTCTATCATTTAATAGTTCTGCTTCTTTTCTAAGATAAGATAAGGCTCGTCCCTTATTTTTAGAAAGAAGCCACTTAAACTTAGAGTTTACAATCTCATCTGAAGCATAGTAATAACGCTTTCCGTTAATGAGTAGAGTTATTTGTGTAGGATCTTCTGACTCGATCGTTATATTTAGCATTCTGTTATAATAGTTCGTAAATAAATAAAGATTCTTCTTTACTACTAGAGAGATGGTTTTTCTTTTTTACTGTTGTAGTTTTCTTGTCTAGTAATGTATATCCTTCTTCTTCTAAAACTCTATTCATATCTTCCTCAAAATCTGTAGAGATAACGTAAGCAAATATAGGTGCTACCTGTTTTGAATTCCTAACAACATTTCTCCACCAAATCTCAATCCATTCTTTGTATTCTGGAAACAATTTGCTTGAGTCATATTGAAAATTATAATCCTCTACATTGAAATAAGGAGGGCAAGTAAATACGGCACCAAATTTTTCATCAGGAATAAAAGAAGAGGCCTCTTCAGAAGAAAAGGTTTTCTTTTCAGGCTCTTGAAATCTAGAGTAAAATTGGCACATCTCTTTTACTTTTTCCACAAGAGATTCATTAGCATCGTTGTAATGGTAGCGAATGTCCCAGGCTCCTAGCATTCGGCTACCCCACCCTCCAAATGGATCATATATGCTAGATATATTAAAATCTCTTATAAAAGCTTTTACTATAAGAGGAGAAAAAGTAGAAAATCCTTTCATTTTACCTGAGATAGTGGCCCCGTCGAGAAGGTCTCGTGGGGTTAACTCCTTGTATCTTTTATTTTTAGATAAAACACGATTTTGGATCAAAGAAAATCTTTTTTCATAATTAGACAATAATTCTTGTTCTTTAGAATAAAATAGTTCTTGAATAAAAGGAACAACAAGCTCTTTCTGTTTATGAGAAGGATTATAAATCTTCTTTTTTTTGTTTAATGACAGGAACGACTTTTTAAGATCATCTTCCTTTGTTTGAATTATTAGTGGTTCTAGATTTATAGATACGTGCTCTTTTTTTATTGAGTCTAGCCATATATGAAAATCTTCTTCTGTATAAAAAGTTAAATAATTAAGATTATTTTCTTCTGCAAAAAGAAATTTTTCTATATCTCTAATAGTCCAGGTGTTCAAAGCATTTTTATAAAATTGTCCATTTGATTTTCCATATTCTATATCAACAAGATGCTGCCAATGTTTTGCTCTTTCTAGATCCTCTTGTGAGTCAATATTAAATAGATGTCCTCCATGGGTCCAATCATAATTAAACTCTATAAACAAATCGTACTCTGGAAGATAAGCATCACATTTAAACGGATATCTTTCATCCCAATATTGAGAAAACACTTCGAAGACTTTTTCTTGAATTTCTTTTACAGATTTTCGTTCAAGTTTCGATATTCCGTTTCCATTCTCTTTATCTGTCTTAGCTTTTTTTTCTTTCACTTTTGGGATTTGTGAAGCCCAATTGTATTTTCCATCTGTTTTTTCTAAAAGAGTCTGACGTATTTTTTCCATTTCTTTATCTATATTTTCTTTTCTTTTTTCTGATCCAGCCCAAAATTTATTTCCATACTTTTTCTTTTGTGCTTCTAATCCTAAAGGTTGAGCGATACTTAAATAAGATCGAACACCATATCGTTTTAGATTTGTTTCAGCAGCTTTTTCGAATTGTTCTTTTTTGTACTCTCTATTGCGGTGTATTTCAGCATTTTTGTGTATAACATCCCACTCTTTTTCGGTTAATGGACGACCTTTTTTCTTTTTAGCTACTTTTTCGCCAATAACACGCATAGACTCATTGGTTTCTTTGGTGAGACCTTTATTCCATGCTTCTCTTTCTGAATATCTGCATTCAAAACAATGATCTTTGAACTCTTTGAGTCGTTCATCAAAAGAAGCTTCTTTTCCGCAATGTTTACAATATTCTGGGTTAAATGTTTTATGTTCTATCATATAGAAAATTCTTGAGAAAGAATAATCATCAAAAATAGGATATTTTTCTCTGAAAACTTTTCCTTTCGAAGAATTAAGCCTTCTAGCCGATAGTTTCCCATTTTTATCTAAAAGAGATTTAAAGTTTTTTTTAAGCTCATTCCATTCTGAGTCAGTTAAGACGTTGTTATTGTGTTCCATACTCTTATAGTTATTATACTATTTAAATCTCAGAATTTTTGCAAAAAAAGGGACAGCCGAAGCTGTCCCTTATTAGTTTAACGAATTAAACCTTAAAGATTCTGGAGTTCGCCTCGAACGAGGTAGGAGCTATTAAGTACTTTCGCATCTCCGAAGAAAGCCATTCCAGTTTCCTTATAGAACTCTTTGTACTCAAGAGTCTGAGTACGATAGAGGGGAATAAGCGTGCCAAAGGCAAGGCTTACATCTTCAGGAACATCCGCATTATGATAGATGAATAGCATCTCATCATCAGGAATGATTGAAGTAGGTGCCTTATAGAGACCCATTCCGTCAAGATTACCAACTCGATGTACTCCAACCTTAGGCTGAGCATTTGCACCATCAAATCGTCGGTGAAGCTTAACATAAGAAGTTGCATCTGGTCCACCAACCATATGAGTAACTCCACCACGCTGTACGCTATTGAACATAACGTCTGAGGCCTGATCGATTGTTCGGCTGAAAGCCATTGCACGATCAACTTCACTCTCACCAGTTGCTCCAGTGGTATTGAAGGTTACAGCAGTATTCTTTCGGCTTGCCTGATATGCCATTCGAATAGCATGGAAGTCAAGAGATTTCTTAAGCTCATCAGCAGCACCACGAACAAGAGCATCCTCTGCATCAATATTAAGAGTCGTATTGATTAGAAGCTCGGTCATCTTGCTCCAAGAAACATAGAGAGGGTGTGGCTTAACTCGGAACTGATAGTCACGAAGCTGAAGCTCAACACTACCAAGATCAGCATACTGAGTTGATTCCTCAGAATCAAAGTTGTATCCAACCTCAACTGCCTCAGAAGCTCCAGGAGCAGTGTCGAAAGTTACGCTAAGTACACCAGTTGTGTAGTTAACACTACCGCTAGCGATAGTTGATCCAACGATGCTGCCTGAACCGTCGTCAGTAGCTACCGGAGCGCCATTAACGAAGATCTTCACAGTATAGGGTCGAAGAGGAGCGTTTGCAACCTCATTGCTTGATCCAGGACCAGTAAACGCAACAGTTGAAGCATCACCGGTTCCAAGGGTTTCAACTTCCATTTCAGAAGCATATCGATAAGCAGCGCTCTCATGGGTAACGTTACCTGAAGTTGCTCCACGGTCAGTTGAACCATAAACTGGGCTGAGGTAGTAGATACTATCTCGTGCAGTTTCCATTGCCCACTCTAGGAAAAGTTCTCCACGAACTGAGTTCGGGTAACCTAGTCGAACGACACGAATAACATTCTCAGGAGTGGTTGAGAAGCTATTTGAGATTTGAGTCTCAGTAAGATTAGTCAGGTGAGTTTCCTGATTCTCTAGAACGAGACTTAGGTTTCTTGCTCGCTTGGCGTCCTTCTCATAGAGAGAATCGAAACCGTCGCCAATTCCTTTTGTCTTTGACCACTTTTCAACAAGTCGGTCTGCATATTCATTACGCTGAGAGAGTTTTTCTTTCATCTCTTCACGTACTTGTGCTTCACGCATTTCCTTACGCATAAATTTCTCCATTTAGTTTAACTTCGTTACTGAAGTTATATTTTGTTACTATTTAGCCGTTAGTATATTAACTAATATCACAAAGAGCATATATGCTCTTTTCTATTTTAATAGTTATCTTCTTTTCAAAACTTAAACTAAAAATACTTCCAGACTCTCATCCATTACTTCTTGAGAAAATCTTTGTAAATCTTCCTCATTTCCTGAAAAAGTAACTACTGGCCATCCACCAGGACCCCGGGGAACAATATTAACAGCATTAATAGAATATTGTCTCTCGTACATGGAAATACTTTCCATAAGCTCTCTTTGATCTATTGCTAAATCAAATTCAGCTGTTACAACTCTTCCTTCATGCAGAACCTCAATTCTGTCGCCAGCTTCTAGAATAATATCAGTTCCTGGAATTCGAACTTCTTCTTTGATCTTGATTGTTTTCACTATCTTCTCCTTATTGTTGATTGCGTTTTCTCTTTTCATATATATCTCCAATTTAATAATTTAGATATCTTTAAGGTATCGTTTCATAGATACTAAAAAATCATGAGCGTATTCAGGGTCTATATTGGTTTTAAACTTCTGAAAAGCAAAATCAATTGCCGCAGCAGCGGTCATTCCTACACTCCCCGAATCTATAGCCATTCCAGACAGAGTTACAAGTTTATCAGAAATATCTTCTGCAATTCCCATGTGAAGCCTATCTTCTTTCAGAACTTCGATTTTATCTCCTTTCTCAAGGATCACATCGGTTCCCGGAATTCTTACGTCTTCTTGAATTCTTATTGTTTTCATGTTATTCGAACTCCCTTTACTTTCTGTTACTACTATTCTAAAAGGATCATTGTTTTTAAGATACCCTTTGAAAACAACTTTCCCGTCACCATGATCTAATTCATCATACGAACGAATAAAATCCTCTACAGAACTCAGATATCTAATTGAATCAGAAGCAGAAGAATTATCAGCCTTTATTTTTGCCTTGGGATCAAACAAAAGTATGTTTTTCAGTTCTTCAGGGCTTATTGTTTTCATAATCTTTTCCTTAGTAGCGTTTGTGCTATCGAAGTTCGGGTGCTCGTTCCCAGTTCACTGAGATAAGAGCACGATAAGCTTTTTTAGCTGCTGAAGCATAAGTAGCTCCTGCATTATCATTATCATACCGATCTGCAAGCATCTCAAGATAATCAATTAAGTCTCCTACCCTTTTGCTTACGTCTTTATTGACACGCATTTTCGGAGCTGCTTCTTTCAAAACTCTAATACTGTCGCCAGCTTCCAGAATTACATCCGTTCCCGGAATTATTACGTCTTCTGTAATTGTTATTACTTTCATACTTTTATCTCTCTCTATTATGAAATTGTAAGTTTTTTCATCGACATGTAATAGGCTATCTCTTCAAAAGCTTTTAGAACTTTAGCTAACCCTGGTTCTCCGTACATTTTCGCAAGACCAGAATCCCAATCTTCTTCGACACCAACTGCTGAAGCTGTAGCAGTTCCCTCTACAGTATCCACAAATATAATATAAGTGTCTAATTTTCCATCGTATTCAAAAAGAGGTAAATCTCCCCGATTAGAAGCTTCTGTCAAAAGTTCAATCTTATCCCCAGCCTCCAGAATGAAATCTGTTCCCGGGATTCTAATATCTTCTTTGATTTTGATTGTTTTCATAATATTCCTCTGTTATATCTTTCCGACTCTTTCATTAAACCCAGCCTTCTCGATGAGGCTTAAAACTACCGTCGTTATTGTCCTTAATTCTTCGAGAAGAATCTTCTCTGAAAAACTTACTCTTTGAAGAAGGCATTTGACGTCGTTCGTGATCCTCTGAAAAAACTAGGCTCTTAAGTCGAAGATAGGTTCTCTGAGCTTCAATAAGAGTTCTAGATGAAAGAATTTCATGCTTAATTTCTTTCATAGCCGGCTGAGCATATTCCAGATCTTTGTAGTAATCGAGAATCTCAGGCTTTACATGAGCATAACTCTCTTCTACCTCATCTTCATCTTCATCTTCATCTTCTTCGCTGTCGTCATCGTCCTCATCTTCTTCATCGGACATCTTCTTCTTTTTCTTTTCATCTACTGATTCTTCATTCATTTCAGAAATCTGATCTCGGAGAGACTGAAGGTTGTTTTTTAATTCTTTCTTCTCTTCTTCTAGAGAGTCAATATAGACTAAAGTTTCCTTGTATTCGGTTGCAGTAATCATTCCGTTCTTTTCAGCGAGTGCAACTTCATACATTTCCTTAAGCTTGTTACTATAAGCTTTCATACTGTCTAGAAGCTCTGTAGCTTTATCAAACTTCTCAGTCATTTGCTCGAGAGTGTTTTGCATCTCTTCTTTTTCAGCGAGAATAGAATCAACTTTCTCAGTTAGTTCTTTCTTACTTTCTTCAACTTTCTGATCAAGAGTAGCACCTTTTTCAGCCAGTTCTTGAATCTCTTCTCTAGCTTTTTGTAACTTTTCTTCTAGACTAGAGCGTAAATCATCTGCTACTCCATCCTCAAAATAAGAAAGAAGATCAACGTACTGAGCTTCTCTGACGGAAGCTTTTTCTTCTTTGTCGATCTCCTTAATTCGAGATTGAATATTAAGTCTAAAGCTTTTCTCTTCGAAAGCGCTCATTTTATCATTCTTCATTGATTGATCCTCTTCTTCTTGATGAATATCTTTTTTAATAGTAGTCTCTACGTCTAAACTCTTAGAATCTTCGTCTTTATTCTCAGAAACTACTTCTTTTTCTTCTGACTCTTCCTTAGTTTCAATAGCATCTTCTTTAGTACCAAATACCGAATAGGACGGATTTAGCACATGATCAGCAACTCTTTCTAATTCATAAGAATCAGCTTTAACAGTAATCTCATCTTTTTCAAATTCACCGAATCCAGAGGTAGATAGACCGATGTTTCCACCAGCTTCTAAAGCTTCGTTAACTTGGCGCCCCCAAGGTCCAAAAAGATAAGCATCTGCTAAAATTAACTTTTTATCTTCAGAAAAGCGAACATTTCGCCATACACACCATCCATCCTTAGTAGAACCTTCATCCGCAGGATGATCCATAAGTCCGTAACTGCCCTCGCCCATCTTCTTCTTAATAACATTTTCCCATAGCTTAACCGGATAAATGCGTTCATTAAGATTCTTTTCTCCAGGACGAGAAATTGGAAAGGTATAAACTGCTTCTGCTTTATAAGTCTTTTTCTTGCCTGCTTCATTGATAGAAAGAGTTTGCTCGTTTTCTGTTAATTCAGAAGTCTCTACTCTCTCATAACTCTCAGGAGTTACAATGATTTGCTCTACGAGTCTCTTTTTGCTCATAATAAACCTCTATTATTATAGTTTTATACTATCTGAAAACTTATCCTTGAAGACTTTGAGACTCTGATCTTCTAATTAGAGAAAATAGCTCTCTTTCTTCAACGGAAAGTTTAGTAGATATTCTAAAATGTCTGAAATTAGCTACACCTTCTTGAATGTTGCTTCTTTTTAAAGCTTCAAAGTAAGAATCATAGATAATATCTTCACTTAATCTGTTTCTAATTTTTTCTGCTTCATCTATCTTCGTTCCAGCGAACATAGAGTCTGAATCGTCATCCGATCCTCCAGGATTATCTAATCCTAGTCCTTTGACGGTTTTCTTCATTATGTCTTTTACATCTTCTGGATCTAAGAAGGAAAGTTTGCTAAATATCATTTCGATTACGTCTGGAGGTAATCCGTCTCTAGTTCCCAAAGCACTTTGAATATTTCCAATAACATCATTGGCAAGTCTTAAGGTATCTTGCTTCATTCTGAGACGATCCTGAGCTTCTTCTATAACCGGGAAATTCATTGAAAGTTGAAACTCAGTAAACTCTTTTTCGAATTGACCGGTGATAAGAAAATGCATTTTTATCATCTTAGTAAGCTGTTCTAGAATAACACTTTGAATACTGTAAACAGCTCTTCCAAATGGTTTATGCTGCTGTAGTAGAGACTGTCCTGATGTTCCAAAAGATCCTTTGTCTACAACAAGATATCCCTTAGGAATACGGGTTCCCATTATTTCATCATCTCTTAGAAATTCGATATCAGCAATATTTTCAACTCTTAAGTTATTTTCTATTGTTTCATGACGAAGAAGGCCTTCTGGGACCCAAATTTCTGCTCCAACAGAAAATTCATCTTTATTTCTATTCATTACTCCTAGATTCTGAAACTCCTGACGAGCCTCATTGACAGCTTCCCACTGTTCAACCTCAGTCATATTTTCTGATACTTTTACTTCGTATTTATCTTTAGGAAAAGAAAGAGCTCTTGTTAGAGCCATTAGATTCTTCGCTGTCTTAAGTTGTCTAAAAGGAGCTATCGAATAGATAAACATTGATCGACCAAAGGGCCAAAATTCACTTTTTCTACTAAAATTACGATAATGGCATACGCCCCAAGGAGGAAGATTAATATCTCCCTGAAGATTAAATCCAAGCAGATATGATCTAAAATATGCGGCTGTATTGTTGGGTTTCTCTTCTAATTCTTGAACTAGAGCTTGAATTTTAGGATTATTACGTATGAGAGTTTTCGCTGAATTAGATAATTTTTTGGAAACTTCTGTGGCTTTAAATTCTACTCTTTCGACAATGGTTCTTACGTCTTGAGAAATAAGATCTTCGATTCCGTTTTCTTCTGTGATAATAGGAATATCAAAAGCATCTCCATAGACCGCTATATTCCAAGCAGTTTCTCTTATATGAGTTTGATCGATTCCCCATTGATCTAAAAGCGATTTAATTTCATTTCTAACAGCTGCTTTTTTCGCCTCAACACCAATCGGCTCTGTTTGAACATCTGCCTGAGCGGCTTCATCAGCATACAAATCCGCTGCCATTGACATAACAGAGTCATTGTACATCATATAATCAAGATCGTCGTATCTTTCGAATCTATTTTTTAAAGTTTCAGAGCTATCACTGGTCTGATTTACATACCAATCCCAGAGTTGTTTAATATGATCAGGAAGCTTTACTGCTTTAAAAGCCTCAGAACCATCTTTTTTCTTTTTAGTTTCAGCTGGAACTATTTCCTTGTTACCGAAACCTGAAGACTTCTGAGTTTTTATGTTAAAAAACTTCTGAAGTCGCTTTAATAATGAATCAGCCATGGTTTAATAGTATCGGAATTAAAAGAAACGCTTTCTTCCGCTTGGAGACTTACCATACTTTGGACGATTAATTGTTTCTCCCCATTGAAAAGGAACATGAACAGCCTTACTAAAGGCCCAATAACGAGTATACTTAACTCCTTCCTCTTCAAATTCTCGGGGAACCTCAGCCATAGGAAAATCCTTTTCTACAATCTCTCCTGTAGCAGTATTTTCAAACTCATAAATCATATGTTAACCACCTCATTAAGATATTCTTTTGTGTGCTTATCTACTGAGTTAATAGTCAGAAACTCAGAAAGAGCTTCTTTTAACGAAGAGAGTTCTTTTTCTTCAGCTTCAACACGATCCATAGAAGTTATAGTCTCTATTAGACGGATGGGATAGTCACTATACTTTTGTCTAGCTGCATCTACGCTGGGAGCATTTTTAATGGTTAAAATAGGATAATAATTCTTCTGAGAAGAAGAAAATCCTTCATCATATTCAACATCCTCATAGCTTGTAAAAATAGGAAGATCAAAATAAGAAAGTTCATCTTGAAGTAGGGTAGCATATCGTCCTATCTGTCCTTTTTCGTCGTATCTCGTCTGATAAGGGGTTCCAATATAATTAGATGACTTAACATGAATATCTCCTCCCAATCTCTTAATTGATGGATTTACCTTCTCAAATGGTCTTAGGTCCGTTCCTTGATAGCTTGATCCAAACATTATAGTCTCGTCACTAAAATGATAAATTAGAAAATTAGCTTCTTTAATCTTTGACTCAAACTTATCAGGATACTCTTTCTCTACTACCTCTTTAAAGTTCTTAATGGGCTGCCAAGGAAGAAAAAACACCTTCGTTCCCTCTTCATCCACATTATAGACATTAGGCTCATAAATTATTTCTTCAACATAATCCTTTAGAGGGTCTATACTGTATGTCCCCTGCCCATAATGATAATCATGATTTCCAGCGAGAAGATAGGTTTTAATATTATTTTTCTGAGCCCAGTTTAGAAAACTGAATATTAACTCATACTCTTTTGGAAAGGGTTTCGAAGTATGAAAAAGATCTCCTGCTTGAATAAGAATGTCATCTTGTCGGAGAATTGATTTCATGTGATTGAGGACATCTCTTGCAGCACTAAAGAACGGTTCTTCTTTACGAATATGAAGATCACCTAAAACATATATCATACTCCAGTACTCCCAAATCCACCACTACCTCTGTCTGAAGATTTCATAAAAACAGAAGCTTCATCTACTTCTTTCAATTGACTATGCTTAATCGGTAGCAGGACAAACTGAATTATCTTGGTTCCATACTTCAAAACCACAGAATCGTTCGAAGAATTATGAAGAGAAATATGAATTTGTCCCTGATATCCGTGATCAACTACACTAGCTAAAATATCTAGTCCCAAACTAGACGAAACTCCAGATTTATTGAATGCTATCAGAGCATAATTTTCAGGAACATTCATCTTTATACCAGAAGGAATTAAAACTCTTTCGTGAGGAGTAAGAATAATTCCGTCCTGATTTGTAGAAAGACCTGGATTCTTTTCTTTAAGTTGATTCTTAAACTCATATGAGTTATCAGGAATAAAAAAATCAATACCAGCATCGGTATCATGGGCCTTATATGGGTCTCTTACCTTGAGAATCTTAGCGTAATTCATATCTTTTCCTCTATAGATTGTAATTCTTCAATGGTATTAAAGGAGAATGATTTTTCTGATTTTCTAACATTGAACATAATATTTCTGGGAATATTGGAACAGATATTAAAAATCTCAAGGAGATCAAAATCTCCTCTATCTGGAATCAGATACTTCTTTCCAGCATAATCATAGTGTTCAAATCTTACCTCTTCAAGAGTTTTCATCAAAGGTCCAACTCTGAAGAAAAAGCAGCTTTGATCATGATATCCATGATCATTTGGCCCAGAATATTTTGAGAAAAGTACCTCTGCCACAGAAGCATCTTCTCCTATAACAAATCTTACATAAGGATCCTTTTCTTTATAAACTGGAACAGAGAAATCTACCTCGTCCAGTCTAGCTAATCCGTTATGGATTACTGATGTTGATGTATGAATTGAGTCTCCCCAAATTAAGACGATTTTATCATCGTCATTTAGCTTTAGACTCTTGCATACTTTATAGATAGCATCTCCACTTCCTAAGCCAGAGTTAATGACAACTAGATTTTCTGCGTAATTAGAAAAATAATCCTTTTTCTTAGGATTAACCGCAATATAGTAGTCCTCGACAACTTGATTAAGAACGAAAATGTTACGCTCCAGTACAGTTTTTCCTTTTACTATCTGAAGAGACTTTGGAAGATCATCATCAAAGCGAGTCTGATTACCCGCGTCTAATATAATTCCATATACCATTTAAGTATTATACCTTTTCTCAAGTACCTTTAAAAAGGTATTCGTCTCATACACGGATGTCACATGAAGAGAATAACGACTCATAGATGCTATCTCCTTATCATTTCCTTCGTCCACTTCATCTCCTATATAGTAAAAATTAATACCGCTTGTAATGACATCCTTTTTAGAGTTAGATTTTGTCACAATATCAATAGTTGAGTAACCGGTTTCCTTAGCTACTAGGTCTAATTTTTCTTCTCGAAACCAAAGATTCAAACACTCTGTCGTTATTTTTCTAAGCTTTCCTTTTATTGGTTTTATTGATAAAGTGGTGATAATGTTGAGATATCCTCTACGCTCCACTCGGTCAATTTCAAGAGTAGAATTTATATATTTCTCCACCATATCAATGTCGTTTACAATATTCCTATCGATATGAGATATATAATTTGAATTTCGATAAAGGATGCTGTTAGCATCGGCCCAAATAGAAAGATCATTCTTTTCTGTTCCAAATACTCTTAAAAGTTTTGATTGTATACTCGAGAAACTATTTCCCGATACTATCGTGACAGGAACTTTTGAAGAAAGACCTTTAAGAATCAGCATATTCTCTACTGAAATGGCATATAAATCAGAATCTTCTTCCCATTTTCTGCTCCACAGTGTATCATCAAAATCAAGCATAAACTCTATAGACGAATTGTCTACTAAGTCAAAATAAACCTGAGCCACGAATTCTGACAACTTTCCTGGATCATGCTTACCATTAGTGTTTCCCAAAGAAGATGAATAAGTAAGAGGGTTTTTCATCTGAAGAGAATGAACAGCATCTTCATTAGAAATTATTCTAAAACTAGCTATATCTACAACCTCAGATAGGTGGCGATAAAAATCTACTGCCGAGACTCCGTAAGAATCTCCATCCTCTTCGTTATTTAGAATCCATATCTTTTTTGCTTCAGATTCATCTACATATTGACCTAAATTACCATAATGTAAAGTAGGATACAGAGAGCTCCAAAAAGTCCCAGATGATAGTATAATCATATCCGCTTCCCGGATTACACTGATAGCTTCCTGGTTTATCTGAGCCTCAACTAGGGCGTGTCTAACATAGTGCTCATATTCAACAGATTGTATCTTATCCTTACTTGTTCTATAGTCAACTATCTCATCTTCATTAAGTCTTAATCCACTTTCTGTTATTCCAACAAGACGTGTATTTATATTGGAATTCAGGATAACATGATCTTCGATCTTCAGCAAAGATTTTTCAAAAAACCTTATTGTCTCATCGTATCCTAATTCTAGAAAAGCACCTGAATATACAATATTCGAAAGACTGAAGTCAATAAACTCAAAATCGGAAGCCTTTTCTTGCTGAAAAAATACCTCAACAAATGGGATAAGATTTCTAAGCTCTAACTTTTCTAGAATTTCGATGGCATATTCGCGCTCTCGCCCCATAGGAAAATCATATCTGTTTTCATAGAACTCTTTTATAGAGTTATCTACTACAGAAGCAGACTTCTCATAAAGTCTGCTATGATTCTTTCTTATATCGCTTACTCCTAGTGTGTTGGTAATTTCTCTACAGATTCCTGTAGATTTTCCATCGTCATAAGCATTTACAATAACCGAAATATTTGTCTTTGGAAAGATTTGCTTTAATCCAGAAACAAGAGCTGCGCTTCCAGTTCCTCCAGAAAATACTACAATATTCACTTCTTGCTCCCAATAATGGTATAACATACCGCATGCTCGGGATATCGATAAGCAATAAGCGAACCAGCAAATCCCGAAGAAATGTTGTTGTAAGCATTATACTCTTCTCGCTGGGATTCGGTAAGATTTTTCTTAAACTTTTGAGCTTTTCCTAGCCAACCATTTACTCGTTCAATTTCAAAATAAGGCTCTAGCATTTCTTTCATTTCATCCAGAGAGAACTCTTGAACATGATTTTCAGGCCAAACAAATTCTTGACCTTCTTCCTTTCGAGGATTTGGTGACGAAGCTACAATGAATCCTCTATCAGTAAGAAGTTCATGCGCTTCTGCTATAATTTTCTTTACTGTCTCTGCGGGAATATGCTCTAGAATCTCTTGCATCAAAATGACATCATACTTTTCAAATCGGTTTGCTTCCTTAAGTGATTGCTTGACGAGATTAAACTGCAAGACTTCGCTAGAATTGACCTTACTCTTAGTATTAGAGGCGTTTGCTCTATCAACAACGTCCTGACGAAATTCGAGTCCTACGTAGTCTAGGCGCGGGCGTCCTGGACTTTCAAAGTTCTTACACCAAAAAGTGTAAAATGTTTTCTCTCCGCAGCCAAGGTCCAAAATCTTAATCGTATCTTCGATTCCATCTCTCTTAATTTTTCCTATTCTGTTACATGTGTTTGTATACCGAGTAGCGAAGGCCATCATCCACCCATTGCTAAACTTCATATTTCCTAGCATATCACTTTTGAAAATAAACTCTACGCTATCATCGAAGGTGTTCTTTCCTTCTACATAATCTTCTTCATTAATCTTTGACTTCATATAAACTCTCCATTAAAATATTTAAGCTGCTACAATATTGCTCTATATCGACTCGAGTATTTTCTTGTTGTCTCTTAGCGATATCCAGAATCATAGTATTGTCTTCCTTTAACTTTCGTATTCGGTCTATTACTTGTTCTCGTGTTCTAACGTAGAGAAAATTAACTAATTCTGGATCAGAATAAACTTGTCTCCTATGATCATAGGATTTATCGATGAAAGTTATATTTCCAACAAGAATAGACTCGTATATTCTCTGTGCTAGGTTACTTGTCTTCTTATACGCGGGGTCCCCGATGATGATAGTTGAAAGAGAAGTCATCATCTTTTCATGATATTGGTTATATGGAACTGACTTTTCAAATTCAGGAGCTGATAGGTCTTTTATCTTTGAGCTGTTGAAATTAGAAGCTTTAATTTTTCCAAACATTTTTACAGAAATATCTTCAGGATATCCCCAATAGAATTTGATCATGTCATCTTGTCTCTTTCCTCCTCTAAAAGTTCCTCCATACATTAAATCAGAAGTAATAGAAGAAAGATCGGGAAGACGAGAATCTATATTTAGAATTGGAAACTTTTCAAAAGGAAAATGATGGATATTCTTCTTCTGTAGTGGAATCTTCTTTTGAGCCTTGCTGAGAATAGGCAAGAAATCTCTAACCTGAGAGATGTAAATGATATCATCTCGAGTAATTTCTATATCTTCCCTACGATATTTTGATCCCCATTCTTTTTGTTCTACTAAAGACCAAATTTGATTCAAAAGAATATCAGCATCACAATGAAAGTAGAACACCTTACCAGGAAAGTGGTTGATGATATGATAATTTAGAATTTGAGATCGATCTTCTGCTCCGCCAAAAAAGTTAACATTTCCATTAACTACTACAAGAGCATCAAATCCCATATTCGGGATATCTTCAAACTTATCTTCTATTTCGTAAATATCAAAGTCTTCAGGTGATTCATCTTTATCCAAAATATGAGTAAAAACACTTACTTCATTATTTCCTCGAACAAGAATCTTTATGAGAGACAAAGCCTCTCCAGTACCACCAGAAGTTGATGTAGAGTTTATAGCTACTCGCGCTCCTAACTTAACCAATGCTAGTCTCATATATCTATTATACTTATTCCTCTATGATTTTTTGTACAAAATCGAAAGCAAGTTCATGAACTTCTTCTATTGACTTATTGCAGATATCGAGTATTAGTTTGTTAGAAATTGTAGAATTCTTTGTAGCATTAATAAATGCTACCATTTCTTTGTGGGAAGACTCCTCTGTTATAGAGAAAGAATCATCATCTTCACGATTGAGTCTAGAGTGAGAAGAATCGACAAGCATGATGAGAATTACGCTTTTATCCTGAGACGAGTTTGTTAGAAATATAGACTCTAGTCCTATAACATATTCTCCAGAATATCCACGATAGAGAGGAGCGTATACCATTTCGCCAATATGGGACCGATTAAGAATAAAGTTTTCATTGGGG